TTGCTGCCAAACTTACCTTCCCATGCTGCAGCAAAACTAGCACCTTTGGCCATCTTGGTCTCAATTTCTTCTTGAGTGTAGTCTTGCCGAAGCTGTCCAACAATAGTCTCTGGGCCCATGTTCAACGCACGAATAGTTGAGGGATATAGACTGTTAATATCCATACTGCCGATCCAGTCGTGAAGTCCTTTCCTAGGATAGGCTACATATGCTCCAGCTGCGGCAGTATCACCTCTTTGATCCATGCGTGTTCTGCCAGGCACGATCAACCCTTTGCTGTGTGCTTCGTTAATAATGGCCTGTTCGGTCACGGCCACAGCCCCCATTGTGGTTGCTAGCAACACAGTATTTTCGTGGGCAATTTTGTTGGCTAGATCAATGAACTTGAGCTTTTTGTCTAGTTTGTTTAGTAGTGCACAGTCCTGTCGGTTATATTCGATAAATGTGCGGAAGTCATTGTTATAAAGTTGATCAAGAGTGCCTTCGTAGACAGTCTTGGACTCTCCTACTTCCATTTCTCCAATAGCATCCAACCGGTAGGTGTGCCGTTCTTCATATGTGTATTTCCGATAAAGTTCGAGGCTGTCCAGATGTACACGACCAACCAAGTCATAGGTAACAGCATTTTTTCCATATTTTTCATATTCTCGTTTTTTAGGGAATTGGTCCCAAAGACAAAACCTTCGGGTATCTTCTTTACTCAGTACTTTGGTAACACGATTAACGGTATAGGGGATATCAAAGCCTTCGGAATTCCACCCACTTAGTACATCGGCGTCCTCAATTAAATTAAGGAATGCGTCCAGCATCTCATACTCAGACTCAAAAAGTATGGTATTGGGTATGTCTTTAATTTGTTCTCGAGCTTGATCAATTGTTAGGGTTTTGGGCGGTATTGCTAGACAAACCAAGGTGTCAAGCCATTGTAGGTGTACTGCAATAGCAGTGATTGGCATGAACGCATCATCGGGGCTGGCATAACCTCTTTCAGGATCGAAATCAACTTCGATATCGAAGAAGGCAACATTTAATTTAGGATCTTCCTTGCCTAGATAGTTTTCTTCTAGACAACGAAATACAGGATTGATATCTGATTCAAAAAGTTTGTGTCCTGAGTGGATTTTTTGTTCTTTGATAAAGTCTTTCCAATTTTTGCAGGAAACTTTGCTAAGTGGACTTCCAAAGATAGAAGTATATTTGCCTTTTTGATCTGGATAATAAAAAACATAACGGGCGGGATATTCACGAAATGTGCGACTATTGTTAGCGTCTCTTTCTACAACACGCACAACATCGTCATCACGGTTCCAGATGGCATCTACATAACTCATTATTTTCTCCTCGTGACTTATGGCTCACTGACCGTCTAATGGTCATTTATGGCTGACCTACCATGTATTTTAGGCTGGTATTTAACTCAGCATCCGAATCAGGCCAAAAGAATCGATACAGACCATTAGTACGTAGTTGGCCAACATACCAAAACTTCCACGGGTCCAACTGGCCCAGGCGTAGATCATGCATCCGCAGATCCACACAGGATACATGATGATCAGCGGAGGATTAGGCACAGTTGCTGCCATGGTAAATGCACAGCCCACACTGATTGCCCATGCTAGAACTTCTAGTGCAAATCTAAGGGGATATTCTCGGTAGTCTCGCTGTGCCCAACGATAGATGTCAACTAGGTTGTTGGTTATTGGATTCATTCGTGGTCACGCCTGGTTGCATGACCGCTGATATCTACAATGGTTTCGAGATCATCAAATTCATTGAACACTCGATCCCAGTCTCCCTTTTGTGCAATCTTAATTGCACGTTTAATCACACTGGGTTTGACTTCTAATTCTTCTGCTACAGCTTTAATGGTATCATTGAGACCTTCATTGAGGTCTTGAACTTCTTGTAGCACAGTCACACCTTCTGCGATTAACTGCTTGATCTTGATCTTTTCGGGATCGCCAAAAACTTTACTCATAAAATTCTCCTAGTGATTAATTATAGACTAGCTATTTTTAAATGTCAAGCTAGGAGTTTCTTAAAAGTTTTTTGAGTTGGTCGTTGAGATAATCCTCGTAGGCCAGTTCCTTCTTGGACGCTGGATCAACGCGACTAGCCCTGCTTAGCCCCTGACCGCGCTTGCTAACTCGGCGGTCAAACTCTTTGGCCTTGGCATCATCACCTGCGATCCTTGCTAGTTTGGCAGCAGCAGCGTCTTGGGCCATAGACTGCCGGGCGGGTTCTCGATAGCCTGCCTTGTAAGCCCCGCTGAGTTCGGATAGGTCTCTCTGTTGGCTTTCGTTAGGCACACAATTTCTCACAGGCTTGCCGGTCACCTTGGATTTTTTTGTACCTTCTGCATGTTTACCTGGCCAGCATTTGGTGTAACCATTACTGTCTTTTTGGCCTTTTTTGATTTCATTAAGATTACCGTGTGTTTGGCACATGCCGCAGTCGGGGCATGTCATTTCCATTGACATGTCTTCATTGTGCTTCTTTTTTCCAGCACAATGGGCACGTTGGCTAAACCCTTTTGGATGTGAGCAGTTGATACTATTTTTATATTTTTGACTCCAGGCTTCCGCCACGCCTTGCTTGCATGCTTGTTCTATTGATGCTTTTAATTCCTCAGCAGTTAAGTTTGTATTAGCCCTGACCTGTAACGCTACTTTACCACTCTTGTCTGAATAGCTAGCAGGATAAAGTTGCCAACCTTCACCAAACCAACCTTGGAACCAATTGGCATTTTGTATGGTGCTAGGCCCAATGTTTTTTTCTAGCCATGCAACTACATCATCCCATCCACAACCTTCAATGAACGCAGATGGTTGATTGTATGATGCTTCCGCCATACCTTGCCGACCACGCATATCTTTCAACTGCTGTTTTAGTCTATGCAATTCGCCTGCATTGCTGTCAGTGCCTGACAATTTGCGATCATGCATTATTTGACGGATTCTAGTTAAGATTTGTTTTTCTTTAGAAGTAGAGCCTTCCGCCACACCTTTCTTTTCAATTTTACCTAATAATTTTTTACCAGGTTCAGCAGCATTGTCTTTTGCCATTTTTTCTTTTTGCATTTGTACCGCTGCCTTATATTCTGGGCTATTGATATCGCGATATGGAGTCTTTTGTTTTTCTTTAGAAGTAGAGCCTTCCGCCACATCTCTTGCTAAACCAGCAAGCACATCTGGAATAAAATCTTGACCGGGACTCATCAGATAACGGATGTTTTTCGGACTCATTCCCATCTGTTTCATTTCATCACCGATCATGAAGATGATTTCCTCTTCTTTATCTCTGCGGTATTTTATACCTTTTTTAGTCAAAGCAGCAGAAATTTTATCGGCAGTTGTTTCTTTGTTGATGCTTTCAGCTATGCCTTGACCAGTTTGTTTTTCAACTTCAATTTCCTTATCGCTGATCATAAAGTCCATTAGGCCAACGATCATACTTTGAGCTTGACTAAGTTTCATTTGGACCCATTCTGGCAAGTCTTCGTCATCACTGATGGCTTTTTCTAAATGTACCAGTACTCTTACCATAGTATGGATCTGATTCTTAACAAAACTGCCCTCGGTGTCTCCACGATCTGCTGGGTCAAAATCCTTTAGATCCACGTTGTCTATGTCTCTTGGGCCGGACATTGCTTCTGCAGGCATAATACGTCCTGGAATTTTTTCGCTATCGATGACATCTCGATTTTCTTTCAATCGATTGCTGAGTTTCTGTTCTAGACTTTCGGCATAGTCACGAGCTTTATGCTTGGTATCTCCCTGCTTCATTTCTCTTTTTTTGTCTCTATGAACACCGGAACCTGTGCCCACAGTTTGGTGAGCATGTGCTACTGGATTGCGTGTTTTAATAGCAGTCTTGGGGGCTCTTACACCTTTTTTGTGTTCATTCATGATTTATCTCTTTACAATTTTTCTTTTCTTTTTAGTTGCGGCTCCGGGGCCGCCGTTGAGAAAGCCATTACCATATGCGCCGGTGGCTACATTTGCTGGCACAGAATTTACACCGACAGCACTGATACTGGCAGATTCTTGGAAGGTATTGGTCTTTGACAGCATCAAAAGATTTTCAGCTAACCTAATTAAGCCCTGCATTTGTTCTAGGCTTTCGCAGTTCCAGCGGCGCAGAGCTTTGTTAATTGGGCTGTTCGGGTCTCGTTTGGTCTTTGCGCCGGCATGTGCCTTCTTCATGCCGCTCATTCGAGCACAAAAACTCTTACGACGTTTAGCTGATTTACTGCCTTTTTTGAGTTTGCTGGGTTTGGTAGTAACCGCAGTCTGTAGTTTGCTACCAGGATTTTCTCTGCGATAGGCCTTGACTGCCTTGCGACTCATGCCAGAGGTTTTGTCTTTTTTGTTAATCTTTTGCCAGTCCTCTGACAATAGTTCTCGAAATTTCATTAGCTTGGTTCCTTATTATTTCTTTGCTTGCCAGTTAGCCACCGGACTAACAGTGTTTGTATCTTTGGGTTCTTGACTTTTACTGCGCTTTTCTAGTTCTTTTCCATCGGTTGGTATAGTGGCCATTGCCGACAGCACCATGAGATGTTCCACATCAGTGTAGGGGAAAGCAACGTTATATTTTTCGTACCAGCTGGCACTGTCCATGTCTACAGGCCCATCGCTAACACCGTCGGCCATGGCAGTGGCCATCATAATACGGTTGAGGTGATACACACGATCATACCCGCCAATATCGCGCATGCGAATAGACCCTTGATGAGCTTGTCGGAAGTTTTGATCCATTTGACCTGGAGGTTTAGCTTCGACAACAAATTCTCTAGCTCTCATCTGTTTTTCCTATAGGTCTCTCGTTGGTCAAATAGGGTCGACTGAACCACAATCTAAACCACTCGGGAGTTCCGGGCTCAATGCCTTGTTCTCGTTCAATGCGTCGCTTTTCCGATCCGGTAAGGCTAATATTACTACCAGTATTTATTTTTTTGTTTTCTAAAGCCCGCTGGTCTTGCGTCCGTTGATCACTGCCTAGACCTGCTAGATATTGTATGCTTTTAAGCTCATGCACAGGATCGTTAGGTGCAAGATAACAGTCGTCTGCGCTGTCTTGTGTTAGATTTTCTGTGGTGATCTTATACTGTTTCATCGGTTTTCTAATAGAGAAATTAGTTCGCCCATTTTTGATTCCCACATCTCACCTATGGGTACTGTAGACGCTTTATTTGGTTTTTTGTGTTCCATTCCTTGCTGGACTGCTAGCATAAGTTCTTGTGCAGTTTTCTCATCAGCAGTGGAGGGCAAATATTGTTTGAATTTTTCAATATCTCCTTGTTGAGCATACTGTCTAAGGTCAGTACCACGAACTCCTTCAATGGAATCGGAATCGGGATCTCTTTTTCCTGCTGAAACTACTTTAATAGATTGATAGTTGTAGTCGGCACCGTTTTGCTGTTGTAGGAGCTGTCTAAAACTAGCTTTACGATCAGAACCCGCAACCATGATGAGATTTTGGTAATGACGATTTAACTCTGCAGCAGCTTCGATGGGAGTCCTTACCCGATCATCGCAGGCAACAAAGTTAGTGTCGGGAAACATTGATCTAAGAAAATGCATTTTTTGTTCTATGCTCAAAGGATTTCTAAGTTTGGTCGCACCAGTAGTGCCCTGAGTTTTAGAAACATAAATTACGTAATCTGATTTGGTACGTTTGGCTAGATTTTTAGCCACGTTTATCAATTGTTGGTGGCCAGCAGTTGGCGGTTGGAATCGCCCAAAAGCCATGACCACCGACCTAGCTGCTGATTCGCCAAATGTCTGTCTGATCTTGGCCAGTGCTTGTTCTTTGCCAGCAGCTTTGGCTGTGCCAATTTCACCTGATTTTACAGTGACCATCGAGCCGAACACACCAACAATTCTTTGTGCACTGCGGGGATTGTGTATATTTTTCTTAGCCTGTGCCAGTAGACCGGTATAATTATCAGACAGGTCGTATTGATACAGGAGTTTTTCAAGATCGCCGAAGGTCTTGCTGGCCCAAATAACCTGTTTATTTTCTAGTTCGTAAGTGCCTGTCTTATAGGTATTGACTCGTAGTTGTAGTTCTACACTGCTAAGGTTAAACTCGTATTCCTGATTGGGTGCTAAAGGCGGTTGAGCCGGTATTCCTAGTCGTTTAAACAGTTCTGCGGGATCGGTTTCTATACTAGCAACCTTAACTAGGCCAAGTATTAACCCTTGTTTTTCAGCAGGAAAGTCTAGGAAACTCTGCTTGAATCCTGCTTCAGTTTCGTCTAGGGCAACGATATTGTCAATTTGTGCACTGTAGCCTAACTGGTCGTCATGATATCGCACCGATACTAATTCTCCAGCATTATAGCTACGTTTGCCTGCGTGTTTCTCAGATGAGAACGGTACGATAACAGTCTCGGGCTGCTGGTGAAAAAATGCCTGCAGTTGTTTTTTTACTGTGGGCTTGTCTTGATCGCTCTTGATATGAACAATAAGATCTATATCGCCGAAATCATTTTTTTTAAGGTTTGAATTGTAGCTGCCCGATGGTCGAAGACTAACGAAGCCGGGAAATTTAGAAACTAGCTTTTGATAGCTGCTTAAGAATTGACGGAAGTCCCGCCGACTCTTAACACGCTCAGCTCCTGCAACACCGCTCATTGCTGCACCTTGAGAGCTGATGAGTCTGGTAAAAACTTACCAGACAGCCCCAGTATATCTTTGCGATTGCGCCACTCGGTATGAAGATCATCAGGAATATCTGCTCTTGTTGAGTCTAGGATTTTTAAGTAAATGTTCAGCAGGGTGTTGTAGTCTTCTGGCTTCATGCGCTCTTTAAACAGCTTGTGTAGCTTATAGTAGTCTTCGGCATCCGCTTGTGATATAGGGAATCCAAGCCTGTCCCCTAGAATCTTTAGGGCTTTGGCCGGGTCTCGGGCAATGACTTCTCCGGTATCCTTATCTTTGACTCCGTCGACGTGATTAAAAGACAGGCCTGCTACTTGGAAAGCACTGAGCATGAGTTGTGTGCGATGCAGCCCCTTGACGTTTGAACCTTCTGGATAAGCTGAACTATGATAGGAGAATCTCAACCAATTTAAGTCTCCTACCATCCAGTCTATTTGAACTCCGCTGCCTACAGATTGACCATTTTCGTCAGTCTGCGGAAAGAGGCCAAAGATGTTTCCGTTGGATACTTTCTTTTCGTCGCAGTATAAGGTAGGTGCGTGAGCATTGATATACAAGGTCAACTGGCGCAAGAACGCTTTCATTTTTAGCTGTTCGGGTCGAGCAGTTCGAGCTCGTTTGGTTAGGCCTTCAAAGTCCGCTTGTACCTCTTTTGGGTCAATGCCCCATTCCGCAATCGAAGCATCGGATATGTCTTTGTCAACTAGATCGTGGGCGCTGACTCCGAGATCGATGTCTCCGCTGTGGGCTTTTTTTCCTACACTGCCTAGCGGAACAAAATGTTGGCTATTAAAGATTTTGGCCTTTCTAGGAAATATCGATCTAAGTTCTGAAAAGTAAGCATCTAAGGTGGGTTGAATAAATTCTCTTTTGATTGCGGTAGTCTTGCCTGCAAAAACGTTTCCGCCTTCCATGACCGGAGTTGATTTCAACAGTTCTGGACGCAGTTTATTCCACTGACGCATGATTATACCTGCAATCATATTAGCTTGATTTTCAGTATGACTGCCAGTGGCTCCGCTCATCGGTTCATGTTCGCTGGCCTGTTTTGCATGGGCAAGTTCGTGAGCAAGTGTTCTGAGTATATCCACTGGTTGACGATTGATAACAGCAATTTCTAAAGTATAGGAATCACTGTTAAATCTTCCCATGGTGGGCTGTCCGCCGTATGACAAGCTCTTTTTTAACACTATAGTTGGTAACTTTTTTAAGCCCAGTATGGCCTTTGCCATAGGTAAAAACTCTTTGAGTGTTGATTTAAATTCTTCTACATCTTTGCCCTCGTTGGCTCGCTGTCTGCCGCTTTTCATGTTCGCACACCAGTGGGCCATACGCTGGCGTTCGCCCGACGAGCGTGCAGCTACCTTGCGGAGATCGCCAACCGATTGGCTGCAATCAACTCCAGAACGCTTGGCTAGGCCCTTGCGTCCTGGCTTTTGACCATCGGCAAAGTTTTCTTTTAATTCGTTTTCTCGATAGTGGTCATCGATTCTTTGACATACATCTCGTAAGAACTCTTTATTGAATCTTTCTCTAGGGTCTCCCTTGATATTGTGTGTTTTAAGATATTTTAAACTTCCTGCCTTAACCATGGGAATCCAGGTTTTCCAATCACGGGCTGTGTGATGATTTTTTACTTTGTCTGCAACAGGGATAAAGAATTGCTTGTGTAGGTCATCGTCGTCTAAAACAAACCAAAAAACATCATCACGAAGCTTTTCATCTTCTTCGTGATGCATGCCATTTCCAACATGCTGCTGTTGATCAAGGTTCAGTTGGCCAAAAAATTCGTTGAGTTTCATAGAGATTTCCAGTATACATATTTATTTTTAATTTAACTTACTAAACTTTAGAAGTTGTAGCGGATTTGTTGTAGAGTCCCGCGGCTGATATCGAGGCGAATTCTTAGCCAGGAAAAATCACCCGAAAATTCCTTAACTACTGAAAAAGTGGGCCGACTGGCCTTGCCACTAAATCCGCCGGTGATGCCTGCAGCCCCTGTGGTTTCTGTTCCAGTA